CCAGAACTGCAAATATCCGAGTTGATCAGGTCGCGGGCTTGTTTGAATCGCAGCTCGAAACACTAATTTCAAGATTGACCGATGAATTGTACGTCAAGTTAAGAACAGAGGTGCCACCTGGGCCTGGTACGCCGGTTGTAACAGGCACATTGATTGGGTCTTGGCGAAAAGAGTCAGTCGATCGTTTTACGGGACGTGTCTACGTCAGTTCAGCAATCAGCCCCAATGGCTCAAACACGCAGGATTATGCGCCTGCTGTGATGTTTGGACAATCAATGCCCCCTTCTTGGAAAGGCCAATATGCTCCAGGCAAAACACCTAAGACGACAGGCACGCCTGCTGTTGTTATCCGTTATCCGGACAACATTATGAATGAGGTCATTCAGACCCGTCTCTCTAAAATTCTTAGACGTATTACTGGAGGGATCTGATGGCAGCCGCTGATCTCAACACCATCAGGTCAACCATTGAAGCTCGTTTAGCGACAGAGCTGGCAGGTAGTCCGGTCATTCCTGTTGTGTTCCACAACATGCCTTATGAGCCGACACCTAACTCTTCATGGGTGCAGTGTCAGGTCAGCTTTGGCGACAACGATTATTTGACTCAAGGCGGCACTTCTGACTCTGACAACTTGATTGTCGGAACCATGGTTATGAACATTTTTACTCCTCGGGGTGTTGGACCCGGAAGTAATTACGTCATTGGTAAGCGCGTCCGAAACCTTTACAATAGGGTCAATGTGTCGGGGGTTTACTTCGACGCCCCTTTTGGCCCAGAGGTACTGGCTTCACCAGCTCCCGAGGGCTACTTTCAAACCCAGGTCCGTGTGACCTTTGAATCTATCGAGGAACTCTGACCTATGGCTTTCTTTCGAGGCGAAGAAGGGAGCGTCAAATTTGACGACGCCGGATCTAGTGCGGCGGCGATTACTAGCACTCGCTCGTGGTCGTTGACTCTCGACAAAGAAGTGTTGGAAACCACCGTGATGGGTGACACCTACGGCGGAAACGTTGGCGGAATCATCACGGGCTCGGGCAGTGTTGAGCTGATGTACACGGCGTCAAGCGGTGATGAAACCGCTGCTTTTGTCGATCACATCAACACCGCAACCGATGAAGGCACCGCGTTGTTTGAGCTGTTCCTGGACACGTCAGGCGCTAAGAAAATCAGTTTTGACGCTGTGGTGACATCGGCTGATCTCACCGCCACGGTGGGTGAAATTGAAATTATCACCGTTAATTTCACCACTAACGGCACCATCACCACCGCTATCTAATCATGGCTTTTTATCGAGGACAACAAGGCACCATCAAGTTCGACAAGGACGCTGCTGGTGGTGCTTTAGGTGAAATAGCTGCAGTGCGGTCTTGGTCGCTCTCAGTTGAAAAAGAATCGCTGGAAGTCACCGACCACGGCGATACTTTCCGCGCATACGTCGGAGGCTTAGTCAGTGGCTCAGGCTCCTGTGAAGTGCTTTACGACGCACCTGGCGCGGGCGACAAACTGGATCTAATTAAAGAGGCATTGACCACGGAAGATCCAGCTAACGCAAACTTTGAGTTGTATCTAGATGAAAGTGGCGACAAAAAAATGTCGTTTGCTGCTCTAGTTACAAGCGCAGAATATGGTGCTACGGTTGGAGAGATTGAAGTGATTACGGTCAACTTCACTGCCAACGGTACTATCACTTCTGGTATTTAATGCCTGCGACTCAAAGAACGGTTGACATGCTGGTTGGGGCGTTTGACCTCAGCCAGCGTCGAAAGTTTGAACTAAAAAATGCGGCTGGCGAAAAGATTGTCGATTTGTATTTCAAGGCAATCACAAGAGCAGACCGCAAGAGGGCTCAGAACACCGCTACATCTGAAGAAGCCCTCGACATTTCTACGCACATGCTTTGCCAAATGGCAGAGCTAGAAGATGGCACTAAGGCATTTGCCTCTGCTGATGCGCCAAAGCTTCAGCGTGAACTGCCTGAGACTGTCTTAAACGAAATCGAGCTGTTTCTGTTTGGTGTCGGTGAAGATACAGGCATAGAAGAAGCAAAAAACGACTAAAGCAGGACAAGTGGACTTTCTTTGAGTTTTACTTGGCCTGCGAGCTAGGAATGACTGTGAGCAGGCTTCGCACCGAGTTAACCGATGCGGAGCTTGTTCATTTTGCCGCCTACTTTGAGATAAAGGCGGATGAGGAGAAAAAGGCAATGGATCGCGCTAAGAGCAGTCGGCGGTAGACTTTTCGTATCGCTAGATCGTCGTGGCAGTATCCAGTGTTGAGCTAATTATCAATGCTGCCAAGGCGGTCACCGCTCTAAAGCAGGTTGATAGAGAAGGTAGGAAAGTTCAGCAGGTTATGGGGCGTGCCCAAGGCGCTCTGTATAACCTTGGGGAGGTTGGCGCACGAGCGACAAAAAGACTTAGTGGTGGATTGAGGGGCGCAGCCCGTAATGCAAAAGACCTAAATAGCAGCCTTAGCGGCTTGCGTGGCGGTCTTGCGCGTATTGGTGGCGCGATAGCAGCTAAAGAAATTATCGAAACAGGCATATCAGCCATTGAGTCAGAAAGAAGAATCAAGCTGTTGACATCAGCCACTGGAGATACTGCTGAGGCTTTAGGAATTGCAGAACGTGCTGCTAAAAAGTTTGGCCTTAGTCAAACAGAGGCAAACACTGGGGTTGCGCGTCTGTTGGCTCGACTAAAGCCCATGGGCATGAGTCTTGAGACAATCGAGTCAACTTTTAACGGTTTTAACACTGCTTCAAGACTAGCTGGTGCGACGGCATCTGAATCTGCCGGTGCATTCCTGCAGTTGACACAGGCGTTAGGCAGTGGCGTTTTGAGAGGCCAAGAACTTAATTCGATTCTTGAGCAAGCGCCATTGGTCGCACAGGCCATCGCTCAAGAATTAAATGTAACTGTTGGGGCTCTTAAAAAATTAGGGGAAGAAGGAAAGATTCTTGCGCCTGTTGTTATTGCCGCATTAACCAGAGTCAATCAAGAAGGTGCTGGCAAGTTGGCAGAGGCGTTGAAAGGCCCTGGTCAACAATTTAGAAATTTAAGCAATGCAGCAGTTGATTTTAGTGAAACAGCAACTAACAAATTGTTGCCTGCTATTTTGCCTGTTGTTAATGCAGCGACTGAGCTTCTAAAAGGTTTTGTAGCTTTGCCTGAGCCCGTTAAAGCAATAATTGTTGGCACGGCTGCTTTAACTCTTGCCTTTGCTGCGCTGCCTCCTGCAATTTTGCTGGTCAAAGGTGCATTGATTGCGTTAAAAATTGCTTTTTTAGCATTCCCTTTTGTAGCCGCTGCGGCTGGTTTGGTTGCTATTGGTGTTGCAGCAGCGCAGGCTGCTGAAAGAATTAGTGAGTTTAATAAACTTACGACTGTCAATAGCAACAGTGTTGACGAGCTTGCAGAACAAGCGAAAAAAGTTAAAACAGAAATGGAGAAGTTAGAGCCTAAAGTTGCCAGGAACGGCAGAGCGGCACGAGTTGCCGCCAAGAAATATAAAGAACTGGCAGATGCACTTGAAAAAATTGAACAACGCTCAAAAGTTTTATCTCAAGAATTTGTTATTGGAGGTATTAAATACGATGCAAATATGGTGCCGATCAATCCGCCTGAAACGGTTTCTGACCGTCGAGAACGATTAGCGCCGAAGCCCGAGACAGAAGCAGAAAGAAAAGCACGCTTACGCAGAGAAAAGACAGGGCAAAAAACCGCTGGCAGTATGTTCCAGCAAGCTGGCCGCGATATTCAACTTCTCAAAGAACAAACTGAGTTAGGCAGACAATTACTGGAAAGTGATTTTGCACGAGCCGATGCTTTAGAAAGAATCAACAAATTAGAAGGCATTAGTGCAGAAAGACGCCAAGAAGTAGTTGATATTACAAATCAAGCATTTGATGCACAAAGAGGGAGCATCGTTGGTCAAGCTCTTGCACAAGACGCGATAAAAGCAAAAGAACTCGTAGAGGCTCAAAGAGAAGCAGTCCAGCCGTTAGAGCGGCAAAAAGAGTTGCTTGAAGCCAAAATAAACGGCACCGAGGAAGAAATAGCTCTTAAGCATCAGGTCGAAGACATCATGAATAGTGTTGATGGCCTGAATGAGAAAGACGTCAAAGACAAAGTGAGAGCAGTTGCTGCTTTGCAAGATCAAGTCACTGAAGCAGAGCGTCTTCAGAAGATCTACGACGACATCGGTCAAACAATTAGTTCAGGGATTGTTGACTCTTTGATGGAAGCTAAGAGTGTTTCTGAGGCTCTTGGTGGGGTCTTAAATAACATTGCTCGTCAAATGATGCAGCTTGGTATTAATACTCTTCTTAAAAGCACTAACTTTGGCATATTCTCAAATCTCCCTGGTTTTGCAAGCGGTGGCCGACCGCCTGTTGGGCGTCCTTCAATCGTTGGTGAACGTGGCCCTGAGCTATTTGTACCTGGTCGCTCTGGAACGATTGTTCCAAATCACGAGCTTGGCGGTGGCGCTAACGTGACTGTGAACGTTGATGCTTCTGGCTCTTCTGTGCAGGGTGACGGTCCAAACGCTTCGCAACTTGGCAAGGCGATTGGCGCTGCTGTCCAAGCTGAGCTAATCAAGCAAAAACGACCTGGAGGCTTGTTGACCCGCTAATGGCTGTATTCCCTTCAATTACACCGACCTATGGCGTGCAAAAAAGCAGCGCCCCTGTCACGCGAAAGGTGCAGTTTGGTGATGGCTACGAGCAACGTCTTACGTTTGGTTTAAACCAAAACCCCAAAAGTTTTAACCTTACGTTTGAGGTGTCTGAGACTGATTCCGACACCATCGAAACGTTCTTGGATGCACGGGCTGCTGATAACGCAAGCTTCGATTTCACACCGCCTGGAGAAGGCAGCAGCTCAAAATTTGTTTGTGAGCAGTGGACTAAGTCGATCCCTTACCTGAACCGAGCTACGATACAAGCAACATTCCGCCAAGTCTTTGAGCCGTAATGACTGTCACGACTAGATCGAGCAAGGGCAGCCCGCTCACCCATACCGAGGTTGACACCAACTTCACAGACCTGCGTGATAGTTGCGGTTATATAGCAACCGGCCAAGGTGGAACGGTTACTCAAGCAACGTCTAAAAGCACAGCGGTAACGCTAAGCAAGAAGTGCGGTCAGATCACAATGAACGGTGCGGCATTGGGTGCAAACACAACTGTTTCATTTACGTTGACCAACACAACGGTGGCGGTGACTGACGTGATTGTTTTAAATCACGTTAGTGGTGGAACGGCTGGTTCTTATTTGCTCAACGCTCAACCTGCCGCTGGTTCTGCAAGTATTAACGTCCGAAACATCACGAGTGGATCGTTAAGCCAAGCGATTGTGATCGGGTTTGCAGTAGTGAAAGCCACTACTAGCTGAGCATGTCTTACGTCGTAACTGGATATTGGAACTCCGGTTACACCGACACGGAGTCCAGTGATGGCATTACAAGTGAGCTGCAAGGCATTTCGCCAACAGCAGTCATCGAGCTATTTCAGCTTGAGCTGGACTCAGTGCAGCATGGAGTCGATACAACTTATTACTTCAGCGGGTTAAACCAAGGCGGCCTTCAGGCCATAACGTTTGGCGGGCAGCTTTACACAGCAATCCCGCTTGAAGCCGAAGGTTTTAGTTACTCAGGGCAAGGCAGTTTGCCGCGTCCAACTTTACGACTAAGCAATCTGTTCAGCACCATCACAGGTCTGATTGCTACGTTGCCAAATGGGTTAGAAGGCGCAAAAGTTACACGCATTCGTACGTTAGCCCGCTACATAGATGCCATCAATTTTCCAGGGGTTCCGGCTTATTTATTAGCAGAAGACGGCAGTTTTATTTTGGCAGAAGACGATAGTTTTATTCAAACAGATTTTAATGGAACAAATCCGTTTGGCACTCCAGACAGCACCGCTATTTTCCCCAAAGAAATTTATTACGTTGATCGTAAGTCAGCAGAAAATCGGACTTTAATTGAGTTTGAGCTTGCGTCTGCTTTTGACCTTGCTGGTGTACGCGCACCAAAACGTCAGTGCATCAGCCGTTGCCAATGGGTCTACAAGTCAGTTGAATGCGG